CCGAACAAATTCTAAAGGGATCATTACTATGGAAACTGCTCGAAGTCGATGCAAATCAAAAACGTTTTAACTACGTTTTATTTTTCGAAAAAAGGCTCAATAAAAGGCCGTGAAAATGAAGTAATTCGTACAGTAATTCTATTTCTGGAGTCGTGTCGCTAGAATGAACCCAATATGGATTTTTAATTGATTTTTTCGATTTCGTCGCGCATCCAATCAAGGTCACGTTTTGTATATGTCTTTTCGGTGATATCCTGAATATGATGCCCAACTAGGATCTTGATTGCGTATTCATCTACTTTAGCTTTCTTGGCAGCGGTGACAAATCTTACACGTGCATCGTGAGGACGATGTTCCGGATTCAAACCAAGTTCTTTCACAATCGCTTGCAGCCCGGTCAGGTAGGTATCGTAGTTCATCTGGATTACCCTTGTTGTGTTGCGAAAGTGCTGCGTGATGAGATATTCACTGTTGTCGTTTACCGATTCAAGATAGCGTTTTTCAACAAGCGGATAAATCCGAGAGTGAATCGGAACAATGCGGTTTTTGCCATCCTTTGTTTTCATCCCGCCTTGAAAACTCTTCTTTTCGAGATCAACATTACATGTTTTCAGATTCAGAAGTTCTTGTGGCCGCCATCCCGAATAGCATTGAATCAACACAATGTCGACAAATGGAAGATCAATATTTTTCCACAGAAGGTCTATTTCTTCATCTGTATAGGTAAGGTGTTCTTTGTGGACGACTGGTGCCTCGATATTGAGCGAAAACGTCCGCGCACAGTTTTTATCTACCAGCTCGTTTGCCATTGCATAATCAAACAGCTGGTCGAATGTTGATTTCATCTTGCTTCGCGTATTGTTAGATGCTGCACGTTCTTTTCCATGAATTGTTCGATGGGCTGTCATGATGACCTTCTTGAGATCGCAGGCACGGACACTTCGAATTGGCATGGCGTGAAGTTCTTCGGCGTATGCCCAAACGGAATTATATTGCCGGAGGGCCTGTGGAGAGGCGTTTCTTGTTCGTTCCTCATACCAATGCGCGTATAGTTCATCCATCGTGACAAGATTGGAAAGATCGAACGGATTTCTATGATATTCGACAAGTGCTTGATACGCTTCATTATAAGTTGCAAAATAGGCTACTGGCTGAAGCGGCTTGACAATTGGACGGCCTTCTGGCGATTTTCCGACGGTGACCATTACACGAAATGGACGCCTAAGACGCGCATTTTGAATCTCTGTGATCTGGCCAAATCCATTTGGAAGCCGCATATGCTTTTGTGATGTTTTTGCATACACCGGTTTTTGTCGTGCTTTTAGCGGGTATCCACAGTGAGGGCATGCAACGGCCTGGTCGCTCACCTTTTTGTGACATTCGGGGCATGGTTTTAACATAGGTATCTCCTTACAATTTTATAGAATACCGCAAATCAAAATAGAAAGCTCGAAAAAAATCGGGCTTTTTATTTTTGAAAAGCTATTCTAGGTTAAACGATGGATATTTGATTGTCAATCCTTTGAGGGTAAAAAGAAAAAATACATCACGCAGACGACCACTTTGTCAGGTAATATCCTTTTGAACCTAAGATGCAGAAAAATGCTCTTAGAATAAGTAAAAAGGAGTAACGTAAAAATGGACAAAGCGAAATTAAAATTGGGGTCTGTGCCGGTGCGTGTTGCTGCGAGGGTCTATGGACGGGACCCGGCATGGGTACGCGCTGGCATTATTGCGGGCTGGCTTCCTATCGGTCAGGCAACACGGAATGGACACACAGTGACCGACATCCGCCAGATGGACTCGAAGTATGGGCGAATCAGCTATTATATTTCGCCGAAGCTCCTCTACGAACAGACTGGCTACGAATGGAGGGGCGAGAAATGAAAGGAGAACGGGCCAAACTTTCGAAGAAAAACCCATATTATATTCCGGCAGAACGGTACTACGAGCTCAAGCACTTCTGCCGCCAGTACGATGACTGGAAAAAAGCACTCAACTACATCGACGGATGGCAGCTTTCACCCAGCGATATTTCGGGAATCCTCAAAGGTGACCCTCCGGAAAGCCAGACGGAGCGCCAGGCGCTTGCACGCGTCTATTACTCCAGCCATATTGATATTCTGGAAGGGTGCATGCGGCAATTTGATTCAGCGGTCGGGCCGTACTTATTAAGAGGTGTTACAGAAGGTCTCGGCTATGACGCACTGCGGGCAAACGGGTGCCCCTGCTGTAGGGAACTTTACTACGAATATTACCGTTATTTTTTCTGGCTTCTCAGCAAAGAACGCGGATGACGCGAAAAATACAGGCTCCTTTATGGACGAAAGTTCACGAAAATTGATTATGTAAAGGAGATTTTATTATGTTTGAGGCAAAAAAGACCGTTATGTACATTGACGTGAAGGGTGTTGACGATATGACTGATCGTCGCGATCTTATGAAAGAGATCATCCGCAGGAACTGCGTGATTGACTATCGAATCGTTGATTCGCTGGTAAACAAGCTGGGAAGCTGTGGTGATAAGGATCATAAGAAATGCGAGTATCAGCTCAGGCTCGAAAACTATGACCTGCGCGGCATTGCACGAGACTTTGAGCTGCTGAAGAAAGCAGGAATCATCGAGCATGTAACCAAACCGACGAACTACATCGTTTGCTAAAGGCGAGAGCCGTGGAGAAATCTGCGGCTCTTTCTTTTTATCTGGACGCGAAAAATACAGCCGCCTTTATGAGAAAGGTGGTATGAAAAATGTGTAACTTGATTATCTGGATTTTGATCGTTGTGATTCTGGTCAGACTGGCAAAGCTGATCGGAGCAAAGACAAACGAGGTGAAAAGCAGAACAAAGAAAAAGCACTGAATCAAAATGGAGCTTGTGGAAACACAGGCTCTTATTTTTTATGCAGACGCGAAAAATTCAGCTCCTATTATGGAAGAAATAAACCAATTATAGGAGGAAACTACTATGCTGAAGAATATTGTGAATGGTTTTGAGGAAATGATGAATTCGATCCTGAAGGCATTTGACGAGTCGATGAGCGACCCGTATGCTGGCTGGAACGAAGGAGAAGAACTCCTCATGCTGAATGATGTTCGGTGTGGTATCCGCTGATGGATTCTACCGGAAAACGGGCGTATGGAAACATATGCTCTTTTCTTTTTGCATAGAATTTTTCTAACCTAGCATAGAATATTGCGAAATAACGCGAAAAAATCGGCTTCTTTTATGGAAGAGATGTCTTCCGGAATTTGAAAGGAGATTGATATTATGAGCAAGACGAATAAGAGAAAGTACGACAGAGGATATGTCGATGCGACGGACAAACTGCGCGTGTTTATCGAAAGCCGGAGCAAAGTGATGTTTGTGGAACATGACTACGCTACGAGTGAGACAGCACGAGCAGCTTACAATGTTGCGATCGACCGTATCCGCTGCCGTGGAATGGTTCGAGTAATTGTATCGAATGGCGAACTCTTTATGATTCGCAAAGACATCTAAGGCGTGAGAGCTTACGAGAAATCGTAGGCTCTTTTATTTTTTCATCACGCAGACGACCGTAAACACAGGTATAGTAGTACAAAGGAGATTTCAAAATGAACGCTGAACTTGGCATGATCTTTGCTGTCCTGATCTTTGGGATGGGGCTTCTGATCGGCGTGGCCATCGGTTTCCAGCTGAGCGAGAGCCAGAACGATGTCGGAGACCTTGTAATCGCGCCGGGAGACGAGGACGCACCGAATTACATGTTCCTGGACCTGGACACGACGCCGGATGACATCCGGGGACGGGACCATGTGCTGTTGAACGTCCGGAGCATCTCGGCGCGAGAAAAACATTCTGCTTAATGGAGGAAACTCTAATTTACTTTGTAAAGGAGAAAAAAATGGAATCTTACGAAAACAAAGAATTGCTGATGGAAGCGGCGAAGCAATCGCTGGCGAAACTCAAAGACCTGGAACCGGGTACGGACGAGTACAATTCGGCGGCAAACACGGCACTGAAGCTGTACGACATGCAGCTCAAGGGCGAGGCGCAGGAGAGCGACCAAAACCTGAAAACGGATGACGAGAGGCGAAAAGAGCAGGAAGTCATCAATGATCAGGAGAAGGCTGCGAAGGCGCGTCACCTTGAGATCGCAAAGTTGGGGATGCAGGCGTTGACGTTTGTCGGCACGATTGGCATGACCGTATACTGGTCGATCTGCGAGGCTGGCGGTGTGACGCAGCTTTCCGGAGCAATGCGTGAAGGTTTACACGAGATCAAGAGAGGCTTTACAGACAGAAGGTAAAGGAGGAACCGAGGAGGGTCTGTGACGAAAGTCGCAGGCTCTCTTTATTTTTTATGCGATATCATGAAGTGCCGCCCAATGAATGGACGAGTTATTACGGAAGTGTCTACCGCTGCAATCATCCGGTATACCGTGTGTGCACCCTTTACAAGGAAGGTGCGAGGGGGCTATGTGTGATCCAGCAGCGATTCAACGAGAAGACAAAATCGACCTACTGGAGTGCCATCGACCCATGGCTGACCGACAAGATCTATCTGCGGCGGGGATTCAGGGAATATTTCGACAGCCATGCCGGGCGCAGAAATCAAAATGGAGAATATCCGACCGTGACCGTACGCCAGATTATGTGGGCATTGCGCATGAAGCCCATCAAGCGGGAACGGTGGGAGACTGTATTTGACAGGAGTATCATATGACAGAGAAAAACAACCGCGAAGTGCGAGCCTCTTACCCCAGACGCTACCGGGCACAGTTCGGCGAGAACCTGAAGAAGAAACTGAAGGAGCGACGGATCAGCCAGGCTACCCTTGCAAAGGAGATAGGCGTATCCCGGACGTGTGTTGGATTCTGGTGCAACGGACACACGATCCCCTGCAATGAACGGCTGGAACAGCTGGCATGTTTTCTGGAAACGAGTCCGAGGCGCCTGCTGGGATGTACATTGGACAGCAGGGAACTGGATGATATTTGGGCAAATCGGATCGCCGGAGTGTAACGCGAAAAATTCTCCGTGCTTTATGGGGCAAAGGCCCAGAAAAAAGGAGAATGTAATATGAACGAATCTATTTTTAAGAAAATTTGGAATTATTCGATTACGGTTGGGCAGATGATTATGACAGCAATAGCAATGGCAATTGTAACGCTTATTGTATGGCTGTTGTGTCGGGCATTCCGGCCGTCGAAAGACTGATATTTGACGATAGACCGGTTAAACACAACTTGAGTTGGGCCGTCCCGGAGAAGAGCTGATGTGAAAGCATGGGCTCTTTCTTTTTTCAGACGCGAAAATTTCAGATGCCTTTATGGAGGAGATAGCTCAATTGGTAGAGCGCCACTTTCGGGTGGAGGTTATGGGTTCGAGGCCCATTCTCTTTTTCATTTTTATATTTTTTTTGGAGGTACTACATCATGGAGGACATTATGCACATCCAGTCTGCATTTCTGCGTGGGCTTATTTCGGACGCGGTTCGGAATGCGATCCGTAAGCGGGGATATGATGGCGTGAACGTCGATCTCAATGATATTTCTGCCGGATACAGCGAGAACGAGAAAAAAGTTCACGTGCATCTGGATATCGACGCCGAGATGAGCAAGAAGGATCTGGTGGATATTCTGGGGAGTATCGACATACTGTGACGCGAAAATTTCTCGATGCTTTATGAGATACCAAATCTCAAAATTATATTTCGGAGGTGAATCGTATGAAAGATTATCTTAAGTATTATGGCGAAGCACTTACTAAGGTGGCCATTGGATGGTTCCTGATTGGAATTGGAACATATTTGGCAACTAATGGGATTTACATCTATGGCGCACAGAAGTTTGTGATGAATGCCTATGGATTGGATAAGGATGCTACGATAGCATTTATGAATGTTATGACTGAGAAAATTGGGTAAATAATCTAATATTGAGCTGCGGAGAAATCTGCGGCTCTTTATTTTTTCAAAACGGAGGCTGAACATCATGAAAACATTGGACGACATTATTCAGAGCTGCACGGACCCGGCGACGAAAGGCGAACTCCAAGCGCTCAAAGAAAACCTTGAGCATATCTATTCCAAGGTGGAGAACGCGGAGGACTGCATGAGCATGTGTGCGGACGCAGATATTTACGAAAACTATTTGTCCGCGTCCAATCGACTTTATGAACTTCTCTACGGTGAAATCATTTTGTGATGGGAGGTTGATAGAAATGACTGTGATCGAAAGAGAAGAAAAACGACGACTCACGAAAATTAAGGAATTAACGTATTTTTCAGAGGCGCGAAAACGCTTCTTTGATCGTCTACATGCCCATACGGGAAAGCAATCGATCCTGTGTTCGGAGAATCCCGGATGGGATATGATTCGCAAGTGTGTGATGTGGACGTACGGAGAATGTCTCGTGACCCATATGCCCGACGATAAAAAAGAAGAGGTCAATAAATTTGCAATTCAACTGATCGATCAGATGTACAACAAACTTGAAGAACAGGAGGTTGAACAATGAAACTGACGAAAACATGCGCGAAATTCCTGCGCAAGCACGGTGGCACCATTCTGGCGGTGGCGGCATCTGTAGGTGTGGTAGCAACGGCCATCGAGACCGGACGGGCGACTACGAAGGCTAAACATTTGCTCGAAGTAGATGAGGCTTTGCGCAAATACAACGAAGATGAACAGGGCATTGTGGAGGAGCCACTGACAAAGAAACAAATTGTTCTGATATGCTGGAAGGCATATGTTCCGGCGGCAATTCTTGGCGGCGGCACCATCGCCTGCATCCTGGGCTCCAATGCGCTGAACAAGAAGCAGATCGCAAGTCTGACGGCAGCGTACATGGCGCTGGGGAAGACGTACCAGACCTATCGGGCGCAGGTTCGGCAAATGGTTGGAGACCAGCAGGAAAACGCAATCTTTGAGACGACAAAGTCCATCGAGATGACGGAAAAAGATCGAGCCGTCGAGAATGCTGCAACTGAAAAGCTGCTCTGCTACGAACCGATATCCAAAAGATATTTCCATGCAACGGAGGCCGAGCTGCTGACGGCATTCTATGAAGTCAACCACGACTTTGCCATCAACGGGTATATCGCGCTCAATGAACTCTATGGATATCTAAACCTGGACTTCGTGCCGGAACTCGACGATCGCGGTTGGAGTATCGATTACCTCGGCGAGATGTGGGATAATTACTGGATCGACTTTAATTATCAGAAGCAGCATACGGACGATGGGCTGGATGTGTATTATGTGACAGCATTCCAGGAACCCATCGAAGATTACTTGATCTTCGACCCCTATAAAGATTACATGGAAAGCAAAGGAGATTGATATTTATGAAGCATATCGACTGGTGGAAGGTGGCATCCATTGCCATGATGGCCGCAAGTGCTATTCTGAGCTTCGGGCATGACCTGATCGAGGACCAGCGCAGCGAAGAGGAACTGCAAGACATGGTGCAAGAAGAAGTGCGCCGTCAGCTTGCAGAAAAGAACTTGTAAACGCGAAAAATTCAGGCTCCTTTATGGAAGAGAAATCCAAACTGACAAATAAAGGAGATTGATATTTATGTACAACCATGATTATTATGCAACTCTGGATCAGGCAATGGTGAAGCTGCTGAAGCACGCTGCACTGAACGGACTGCGGACGCTGAACGCGATCGCAATGTACCTGTTCATGCAGCCGATTCGGCTGTGCGAATACATCGAAGACTGTATCCGGATGGAGCGTGACAGTCAGAAGGAAACAGAGATCCGCTTCGAGAATTTGAAGCAGAATGGACACATCTGAAAAAGGCGAGAGCTTACGAGAAATCGTAGGCTCTTTCTTTTTATATTTTTACGGAGGTACGAACATGAACCTGAAAACATTTGCAAAGGCTGCGCGGAGAAGCGTGAGTCGGAACGCATCCAAGATTCTGGGCGGTCTGGCCATTACCGGCGGCATCACGGCCGTTTATTTTGCAGTGACGGCCACCCCGAAGGCCATGATCCTGCTGGATGAGAAAAAGAAGGAACTGGGTGTCGAAAAGCTCGATGCAAAGACCATCATCAAGACAGCAGGCCCGGTTTATATTCCGACGGCGGTGAGCATGGGCCTGAGCGCTGCATGCACCATTGGGTCCATCCATGTGGATGAACGCCGGAATGCAGCACTGGCAGCGGCTTGCACACTATCAGAATCTGCGCTGAAGACCTACCAGGACAAGGTCGTGGAGACCATTGGTAAGGAAAAAGAGCAGGAGATCCGAGAAGCAGTGAGCCTTGAGAAAATGGCAAAATGCCCGGAGCCGGAGCATATTCCGGTGGCCAAAGGGCTGAAAAAGGATGATATTTCCTATGACCAGCGGGTCAAATGCTGGGAGAGCCTGTCCGGGAATTATATCTGGACGAGCAAGAACGCACTGGAACGCGCCCTGAACGGTGCAAACAAGCAGCTGCTCAGTGATTTCCGGGTGACGGAAAACGACCTGTTCGACTATCTGGGCATGGAACATAACCGGAACGGCGATCTGCTCGGCTGGGATACCGAAACGACGCTGGAGATCGAGACGTTCTATGCTTCGAAGCTGGACGAGGATGGGATGCCCTGTCTGGTGCTCGATTATGCGACGCCGCCGAAGTGGCTGGGGTATTGATATTTTCGACATCCCGCGGCCGGACGCGAAAAATTCATCTTCCTTTATGGAGGTAATACTCCGACATTATGAACTTTAATAAAAGAGAGGTAACAAAAATGGACGAAATGAAGAACATGAACGAGACTACTATGGAGAACGAGACTTCTGTTGAGGTCGTTCCGGAGGAGAGCGTTGAGATGATCAACACGGAGCAGTCTTCGAATTCTGGTTCGAACTTTGGACTCATTGTTGGCGCTGTGGGCGTTGGCGCAGCCGTATTGTACGGTCTGCACAAGAAGCACAAGGCCAAGAAGGAGGCAAAGGATGAGCAGAAGCCGAAGAAGGCAAAGAAGAAGATCCATCTGCGCAATCCACTGGTGATCACGGAAGAAGTTCCTGAAGAGGAAACCGTTGATGAGGACATCAAGGAAACTTCTGAGGAAAAGTAATGTTTGATGAAGCGAGAGCTTACGAGAAATCGTAGGCTCTTACTTTTTTATTTTTTGAAAGGGGTAGACTATGGCACAAGTAGATATGCCGAAGTCCAGCATTGGCCAGAAGCCGGAGCAGCCGAAGAAAAAGTTTGAGAAGGTCGTCAAAGGTAAGGTGACCGTCAAGGAACAGAACGCCATTCAGAAGATCGCAAATGATTTTCTGGCGGAAGACCTCAAAACGGTGAAAGACCGCATCGTGATGGAGTATCTGGTCCCAATGGTCAAAAACGGCCTATGGAGCATCTTCAACTCGGCGATCAGCATTGCACTCTGGGGCGAAGACCGCTCCCGCGGGAGTTCGGGTGGATATTCCGGCTCTGCATCCCAGCGGAACAGTTATGACCGCTATTATTCGGGCAGTCAGAACGGACGGCCGGGGAATCCGAACCCGCCGATGCGCCGGAGTTTGCAGAACCTCGACTTCGAACGCCGTGGCGATGTGGATGATCTTTTGAACCAGATGTACAACGCCCTCCGCGACTACAAGCAGGTGACCGTGGGCGACCTGTGGGACCTGATGGGCGTTTCCAACGAACCGACAGACTATAACTACGGCTGGTATATGCTGGATCAGGCATACATCAAGGGGATTCCGGGCGGCTTCCGTCTGGTTCTGCCGAAGCCCGTACCGCTGCACTGATAGAAAGGATTGATATTTATGAAGTTCCTGAAAAGCATCAAAAAAGACGAGATCATGGCCACTGTGACCCGCACGGCATCCAAGTACGGCTATAAGCTGAAGAAGGCGAGCCCGACCATCATGATCGCGGGCGCTGCCATCGGCGGCGTAACTGCGACGGTTCTGGCCTGCAAGGCGACCATCAAGGCGCAGGATATTCTCGCTGAACACAATGCAGCTGTAGAGAGCATTCACGCTGCGAAAGACCAGATCAAAAACGGTGAGCTCCAGCTGGACGAAGGCGAGAGCTACACCGAGAAGGAGTTTAAGAAGGACATCACCACGGCATACATCCAGACCGGCCTGAAGTTGGCCAAGGTCTACGCGCCTGCGGTCGGCCTTGGTGCAGCTTCGCTGGGCTGCATGTTCGGCTCGCACCACATTATGAGCAAGCGAAACGCAAGCCTGACGGCGGCTTATATCGCGCTGGATCAGGCATTCAGCGAATACAAGACCCGCGTGGGAGACCGCTTTGGCAGCCGTGTGCAGGAGGAACTGGAGCACAACATCAAGGCTGTGGAGATCGAGAGCAAGAACACCAACGAGCAGGGCGTTGAGGAGGCCATCAAGGAGTACAAGGACGTCGCCATGGCGCACACCAGCCCCTATACCTGCATCTTTGACGAGACGGTGGACACCTGGCAGCCGGACAACATGCTGAACCGGAATTATCTGTTCCTGATGGAGCAGGCTGCGAACAAGCGTCTGCGTACGCAGGGGCATCTGTTCTTGAACGACGTTCTGAGCAGCATCGGCTCCCACGGCGGTGTGACTATGAAGACGCCCGAAGGTCAGATCGTGGGCTGGATCTATGACCCGAACGATCCGACCCGGCAGAACCATGTGGATTTTGGCGTCACCAGCTACGTGGAGGGCGACGACGCTCTGAACAGCTTCATCAGCGGCGGTGAACGCTCGGTGATGCTGCGGTTCAACTGCGACGGCCCGATCATCGACAAGATCTGAGACTGATATTTTGGAGGAATACGCTATGACCAGATTCGTGAAAAGACTTTCTTACGTTTTTGCTGCCATGGCCGGAGTCTGTTTCGTATCCGGTCTGGCGGTTCTTTCGGAGTGAGGGTGTTATGGACAGTTTGGAAAATATGTTTCTGTTTCTGGACTATCTGACCGATACCAAACGCAAGCGCCATGTCGTGGGAGGCATTCTGATGAGTGTCTCCCTTTTCTTTGGCGGTTTGGCTTTTACCATGATGAGCATCAAAGGAGAAGACGATGAACAAGACCATTCGTGACGTGTTGATATTTGCAGCGGGCTTTGTGGGCGGCGCCTACTTTATGCACAGGATGCTCCTGAAAAAGTATCAGGAGTACGCTGACCATCAGATCGAGGATGTCCGCGAGCACTACCAGCAGAAAGAGGCTGAGATGGACCAGACGATCGAAGAAAAGGCGACGCAGAAGAGCTTTGAGCAGCTGGCCGGGAAGTACCGCACCGAGTCGGACCCGGAAGCCATTGCCACCTGTGAGCCCATCGAGATCATCGAGCCGGACCACTTTGGCGAAAACGATGATTACGAGACGAGTTTCCTGACCTATTACGCGGACGGCGCACTGGTTTTCGATGGCGAATCGAAACCGGTGGACGAGGATGATATTCCGACGCTCATCGGTACGGAGGCGCTGAAGCACATTGGTGAGTTTGCGCCGAGCATGATCCATGTGCGGAACAACAACTATCACAAGGACTATGAGATCCTTCAGGCTCAGCAGTGCTGGGCAAACGTCTTATCGGAGGAAGATGAATGACTTTTTCGAAGCTGACAGAGCAGTATTATGACTGGCTCTATAAGATTGTCTGCGGGGAATGGGAACCGCGAAACCTGTCGTTTCACCGGCTGCTGATGTTCCTCTACAACCGCAGATTCATCCCGGCATGCGAGATGGACGTCTGCCGGGCAACGGATGGAAGCAACCTGCGTTACCGATTTGCAACGGAGAATGATATTCCGTATGCGAAGATCGATGCGGCATTCGGCGGTGAGCCATGCAGTATGCTGGAAATGATGGTGGGCCTCGCGCTCCGTGTGGAGGAACACATCATGGAAGATGTGACAGCTGGCAACCGCGTGGGCCAGTGGTTCTGGAACATGGTGGTCAGCCTGGGCCTTGCTGCGATGGACGACAGCCGCTTCAGCGAGGATCGGGCTGAATTTATTCTGGACCGATTCGACAGTAGAGACTACCAGCCGAACGGTGCAGGCGGACTCTTTACACTTTCCCATCCGACCGAAGACATGCGCCAGATTGATATTTGGTATCAGCTGATGGCGTATCTGAATGAGAACGAGTTTTGATGACATATGAATCAAAAATCTGCATCCCTATGGAAGGATTCGTTGAGAAGATACTCGACGATTCCCATGTGATGCTGCGAATCACGGCGTGTCGAGACGAGAATAACATTGGTCGGCTGATTCTGGCTGACCCGAATTACTGGAGGAAAATTGACGATGGAAATGATTGATATTCTGAACGAGCTGGAAAACAGTCGTGTGGCTCTGGATCATGCACGGAATGATATTTTCAAGCTGAAGGGTAAGTGCGTGCGGAAGAATCTGGTGATTGCCGGGCTGGTATGGTTCGGCTATACTGCCTGCAAGATGCTGGGCAAGAGTGAGAAGAAGCGCAAGGAAGCGGAGGAGTACAGCCGCAATCTGGAGGCAAATCTGGCACGTGAGCAGCAGACCGTGGAGGAGCTGAACCGGAAGGGTGCGGAAGCATACTGGACGGCTTGCGGTGACGGCAAGGCAAGCATCGACAAAAAAGAAGTCTGAGACAGACCTCGTAGAAAGGAGGAAGTCAGTTGCCAATGATTGATTTCCTGATGATCGCAACGCGGATGGGAAAACGCAATACGATCGAAATTTACCCGAAATTCATCATCAAGAAATCCAAAGATTTGATGATCCGGGGTTCTGATTTCTATGCGATCTGGTTGGAAGAGCGCGGTTTATGGAGCACGGAGGAGCAGGATGCGCTGCAGCTGATCGACCGGGAGCTTGATATTTATGTGCAGGAGCACAAGCAGCTGCTCAACGACAGTTATCGGGTGCTCCATATGTGGGATGCGGAGTCCGGCATGATCGACAACTGGCACCGATACTGCCAGCGGCAGATGCGGGACAACTATCACACCCTCGACGACACATTGATATTTGCAAACACCCCGGTCAAGAAGGACAGCTATGCGTCCAAGCGTCTGCCGTATCCGTTGGAAAAGGGGAGCATCAGCGCCTACGACGAGCTCGTGGGCACGTTATATTCTCCGGAAGAGCGCCAAAAAATCGAATGGGCCATTGGTGCCATCGTCAATGGCGACTCGAAAAAGATCCAGAAGTTCCTTGTCCTGTACGGTCCGCCCGGAAGCGGCAAATCTACGGTGCTGAACATCGTAGAGAAGCTGTTCGAGGGGTACTGCGGCACCTTTGACTCGAAGGCGCTGGGATCATCTTCGAATGCGTTTGCACTGGAAGCGTTCAAATCGAACCCGCTGATCGCAATCCAGCACGACGGCGACCTGTCACACATCGAGGACAATACCCGGCTGAACTCGCTCGTTTCCCACGAGACGATGATGGTGAATGAGAAATTCCGGAGCGCTTATGCAAACCAGTTTAAGTGCTTCCTGTTTCTCGGCACCAACAAGCCGGTCAAAATCACCGATGCGAAATCGGGCCTGATCCGACGGCTCATTGACGTGAATCCGAGCGGGGAAAAGATACCGGCAAAGAAATACCTCGACCTGGTGGGCAAGGTGGACTTTGAGCTTGGCGGGATCGCTTGCCACTGCAAGGAAGTGTACGAGAAGAACAAACGTTTGTACGACGATTATATTCCGACTCGTATGATGGGTGCATCCAATGATTTCTACAACTTCATGCTGGATTCCTATTATATTTTCAAGAAGGAAAATGGTGTCTCCCTGAAACGGGCATGGGCAATGTACAACGAATACAATACGGCTGCAAACGTGCCATATCCGTATTCGCGCCGTGCCTTCCGGGAAGAACTGATGAACTACTTCGAGGATTACAAGGAACGGGAAACCGATGTAAACGGTGAGCGGGTGCGCAGCTATTACAGCGGTTTCAAAGCAGACAAGTTCAAGGAATTTGCGGATACCCCCCAGGGGGAGTCTGCGAAAAATGACCCCCCGCCTTCGTCCTGGATTGACTTCAAAGAGCAGCATTCTCTCTTCAATGATATTTGCAAGGATTGTCTGGCACAGTATGCGAACGAAAATGGCACGCCCCTGCAAAAGTGGGAGAATGTCAGGACCAGACTGGGCGTACTGGACACATCGAGACTGCACTATGTGAAAGTCCCGGAGAACCACATTGTGATCGACTTTGATATTCCGGGGCCAGACGGGAAAAAGAGCTTTGAGCGAAACCTCGAAGCGGCATCCAAATGGCCCAGAACCTACGCGGAGCTGAGCAAATCGGGTGCGGGAATCCACCTACATTATATTTACACCGGCGATGCGGCCAAACTGAGCCGGGTCTATGACGAGAATATCGAGGTGAAGGTGTTCACGGGAAAGTCCTCGCTCCGGAGAAAACTGTCGAAATGCAATGATATTCCAATCGCAAACATCAGCAGCGGCTTACCATTGAAGGGAGAAAAAATGGTTGACACAAAGCAGATTCAGGATGAGCGGCATCTGCGTGTTCTCATCAAGAAAGCACTCGCCAAGGAAATCAGCCCCTACACCAAGCCCAGCGTGGACTTCATTGCGCACATCGTGGAGGAAGCGTATGAAGGAAACGTGACGTATGATATCGATGACATGCGGAATGTGATCCTTGCCTTCGCGGCCAACAGCACCAACCAGGCAGACGCATGCCTCAAAATCGTATCGAAAATGCACTTTAAGTCGAAGGATGACATCGAGCGCAACGCTCTGACCGGAGAGGAAAAGCCCATGATATTTTTCGACTGCGAGGTGTTTCCGAACCTACTGCTCGTGAACTGGAAGTTTGCCAAACAGGATAAAGTCTACCGGATGATCAACCCCACCCCGGCGGAGATCGAAGGCTTAACAAAGTATCGGATGGTCGGGTTCAATAACCGCAAGTACGACAACCACATTCTCTGGGGACGGATGCTGGGGATGTCCAACGAGCAGATCTATGCGCTGTCGAACCAGATCGTCAACCAGCATACGGGCTTCTTTGGTGAGGCCTATAACTTATCCTATACGGATATTTATGACTTCTCATCGAAGAAACAGAGCCTGAAGAAGTTCGAGATCGAGCTGGGCATCCACCATCAGGAGCTTGGCTTGCCCTGGGACCAGCCGGTGCCGAAGAGCCTTTGGGACAAGGTCGCAGAGTATTGCGACAACGACGTTTTGGCAACGGAGGCGCTGTTCTATTCGAAGGACCGACAGGCAGACTTCATAGCGCGTGAGATCCTTGCAGACCTTGCCGGGATGACGGTCAACGACACGACCAACAGTCTGACTACCCGAATTATATTTGGGAGGGAGAAGCATCCGAAGCTGGTCTACACCGACCTGGCGACAGGCAAATCCGATTCGGTTGTGGAAGTTGAGCCTGATATTTTGACGGATCAGAACATCACCAATGCATTTCCCGGTTACGAATGGGTGCGTGGTGAGGACGGAAAGATGCACAACATGTTCCGCGGCACTGACCTCGGCATGGGCGGCTATGTGTATGCAGAACCGAACATGTACAGCAATGTTGCATTGCTGGACGTTGCATCGATGCATCCGCATTCAGCAGCGGCCATGAATTACTTTGGCGAGTACACCAAGCAGTTCATCGACCTGATGGACGTGCGTATTCATGTAAAGCATGGTGAGTACGACAAGGCCAAGAAGCTGTTCGGAGGAAAACTTGCGAAGTATCTGGATGACCCTGGCCAGGCAAAAGCCTTGACACAGGCGCTGAAAATCGCCATCAACATGGTGTACGGGATGACCAGCGCGACCTTTGACAACCCGTTCCGCAACCCCAAGAACGTCAACAACATTGTGGCGCTTCGAGGGGCTTTATTTATGCGCACGTTGCAGGACGAAGTGCAGCAGCGCGGTTTCACCGTGGCACACATCAAGACGGATTCCATCAAAATCCCGGATGCCACACCTGAAATCATCGACTTCTGCATGAACTTTGCGAAAAAGTACGGGTACACGTTTGAACACGAGGCCACATACGAGAAGATGTGTCTTGTGAACAACGCCGTTTATATTGCAAGGTATATGGATGCGGATCGCTGCAAGGGTCAGTATGGGTATATTCCAGAGAAAAATGAGAAGAAAGGCGGCAAATGGACTGCGACCGGTACACAGTTCCAGGTGCCGTATGTCTTCAAGACGCTCTTCTCGAAGGAGCCCATCGAGTTTCCTGACCTCTGCGAGACCAAAACTGTGTCGAAGGGTGCCATCTATCTGGATAAAAATGAGGACCTGCCCGAAGGCGAACACAATTATATTTTTGTTGGACGTGTCGGTCAGTTCTGCCCCATTATTCCGGGAAAGGGTGGTGCTCTGCTGCTGCGGGAAGCGGGCCTGACTGATACCGGTGAACGGAAATATGCTTCTGTGACCGGAGCAAAGGATTACCGTTGGCTGGAAAGCGAGGCGGTCTATTCACTCCACATGGAGAACGATATCGACAAGGCATACTTCGACAAGGAAGTCAATGAAGCTGTCGATGAGATCTCCAAATACGGCGACTTCGAATGGTTCGCCGCAGATGATTCGGGCGTTCCGCCATGGAATGATATTCAGGATGAAGCTGCAAGAAATTTTGAAGTGAGGTGATATTTTATGTGTCATGGAAGTTTGTATGACCCCTATGGCCATCATATCGGGTTTGTCAATAACTTTTACACTAAACTGGGTTCTGTTCAAATGAATATTGAGCTGGAAGACGGAAGAACGTTCCAGTTCAATCCGGGCGATCTTCTGCGTGACCGTCAGGGTGACTGGCATATTCGGAAGCTGGAAGGGTCGGTGCTCGATTCTATGCGTTACATGCACTGGGCTGACTGTGTGATGGAAGAGGCAGTCAAAAAGAAGGAGGAAACCAATATGACTGCACCAAGTATCAAGAATGTGATCTTCAATCCCCCCGCAACCATTGTGTTCTGGACGGATGGTAGCAAAACCGTTGTGAAGTGCAATGTACAGGATGAGTTTGACCCTGAGAAGGGACTGACCATGGCTATTGCGAAGCGCTGCGCCAGCAACAGCGATAATTTCTACAAGGAAATCAAGACATGGATTGAGAAGAGCGAGTATAAGTGCCCAAGCACTGTTGTTTCGCCGGATCGATCCGCAAATCAGGATGTACTGAAAGAGTATGTTTTCAAGGCCAATAAGGCTTTGAAAGACTTTATCGCTGCCTCAGCAAACGGCAACAGCGTGACCATGCTTCTTAAAATAGCAGCGCTTACTGCCAATCTGGAAATTCTCGAAGAGAAAGTCAATAAGTAAAAATAGGAGACTGATATTTATGTACACCAAGCGTCAGAAAGTCAATATTGACGATACTCGTTTCATTTATGCCACCAACTTTTCTGGTGACCCCAGCCGCGACCGCTTTGGTTCGGACAAGCGTCGGGTCAACGTGGTCATCCCCACGCAGGAGCAGGCGGATTATCTGGTATCTCTGGGCGTAAAGGTCAAGCAGACCAAGCCGAATCCTGAGCGCACCTACGACGAGCCGTTTGTGCCGACCTACTTTGCTCCGGTCACTATCAACATGGAATCCAAGTGGCCGCCGCACGTGTACTGGATCACTACCACCGGCAAGCGCCTGCTCTGTGACATTGATACGATCGGTCAGCTCGATTTTATTCGGGTCAAGAACGTCTGCGTTCAGGCCAATCTCGTGGAGAAGCGCAACACACCGGGCGAGTACAGCCTGTATGCAGATGTCATGTATGTCGAGCAGGATGCAGATGCCGATCCGTATGCAGAACGGTATGCGCGCTATGCTGCACCGGAAGCAGACATGGCCGAGCCGAGCGACCCGAACGAAATTCCGTTCTAAGGGAGGAATGTTTTATGGCAAAACTGTTCGTCAGCTGCCCGATGCGCGGGCGCACCGAAAGGCAGATTCATGACACGATCAACCAACTGTGTGATATTGCAGAGGCTATCTTCAACGAGAAGTTTGAAGTGATAGACACGTGGATCGCAGAGAACGCACCTGCGTCCAATCATGAGCAACTGTGGTATCTTGGAAAATCCATTCAGCTTATGTCGGAAGCAGATGCCTTTATCGGTGTCTACGATGACCAGAAGGAGTTTGCCGGGTGCATCGTAGAGAATTATACGGCAAAACTGTATGACATTCCGCAGTATCTGGTAAATATTGCGTATGTTGCTCCGGACGTTATCAACCGACGCCTGGCGGAGACGTACTAACGTTAAAATTGAGTGCCGGGGTCAGTCCTTGGTAGAATGCTCCAGCCGGTGAGTGCCCACGCCGCAAATGGCGTTCTCAGAGGAGACAGCTCGATTTATATTTATGAACGATTTGGAGATTGACATCATGAAACGAATTAAAGTGCTCCGTATCAAAGCGCATTGCTATCCAGAAATCGTCCGAATCCCGCTTGGTCTGGACTCCTTGCAGAAAGAAGTTGGTGGCCCGATTCAGGCAACCTATCCGTGGGACGACCCTGTAGCCATGATTTGCAATGAAGAAGGCAAGTTGCTTGGCTGCTCGATGGACAATTTCAACCGTACACTTTTGTCCGATGATGGAGCTCCGATCGACATCATCGCAGGAACATTTCTGATCGTCGGACTTACCGAAGATGATTTTGGATCGCTGAGTCCGGACCTTCTGGAAAAGTACGAGAAGCTGTTCCATCGACCGGAAAAATTCTGGGCAGAAGTTGATGCTTCTGGTCAATCTCATTTGAAAATCGACTACTGTGAGCCGGAAGAGTAATAGCTTTAGGCGTGCACAGAACGGAGAGCCGTGGAGAAATCTGCGGCTCTTTTTATTTGAGTCATTAGCATGGGCTGTACGGTGGGTTCGATTCCCGCATGACTCGCAAATACTCAAAGCAAAAGGAGACTGATATTTGTGGCAAAAGTTTGGAAGATCGACAAGCCATGTATGGATTGTGGGGTGATGATGTACGCCGTTTATCCTGGCCAAAGGTACTGCGAGAAATGCAGAAAGGCTCGGTTCCTGAAAAAAGACGAACCGAAGCCGAAGAAACTCACACTTCAGGATATCATGCGCGAAGCTGATAAGGAGGGCTTGCAATATGCGTCCTACTGCAAAAAGCACGGACTCTACTAAGAAAGAGTGGAAGGTCTTTACGAAAAACGGCAAGGAGATTTTTGCTTACACAGTCTATGGTGAAGGCGAAGACGAACAGGAGGCGACTATCGCACTGCTGGCCTACGAAAATCACTGTAGAAAAACTTCGATCCATGTGCACACGGAATGGAGGTAATTAAACTGATGGCAGGCGTAACGCTCTACGACTACCAGCTGGATGCACTCAAACGGATGAAAATTGGCTGCATCTTATGTGGAGGTGTAGGAAGCGGAAAATCGAGAACCAGTTTGGCGTTCTATTATACGCTATTTGATGGGATGGTGAACACGGGAAATTACGTTAAGATGACAGAACCACCGGATTTGTACATCATCACGACCGCTCGGAAACGAGATACTGGCGAATGGGATGAAGAACTGGCCCATTTCTACATGTCTACGGATAAAGAGCATGATGTTTACGAGCATACCGTCGTTGTAGATTCCTGGAATAACATTGGAAAGTACGCTGGTGTAAAGAATTCGTTCTTTATATTTGACGAGCAGCGAGTCGTCGGGAAGGGCACATGGGTAAAGGCTTTCCTGAAAATCACGCAGAGCAATGAATGGATATTGCTCAGCGCGACCCCCGGCGATTGCTGGACAGATTATATTCCGGTGTTCATTGCAAATGGATTTTACCGTAACCGGTCAGACTTCAATAACCAGCATGTGGTTTATAGCCAATTCTGCACAAAGTATCCGAAGATCGACCGATATTTGAATACCCAGCGTCTGGTAAGGCTGCGGGAACGGGTCCTGGTCGATATGGATTTTGAACGTTCGACGGTGTCTCACCATGAAAATATTTTCGTAGATTATGACAAGATGAAATACATGTCAATCTGCAAGAACCGGTGGAATCTTTGGGAGAACAAGCCAATCGAGACAGCCAGCGAGTTCTGCTATCTGCTGCGGAAGCTCGTCAATTCGGATGAGAGTCGCCAGCGGGAAGTGCTAGATATTTGCATGACCCGGCCCAGAGTCATCATCTTCTACAACTTTGACTATGAGCTGGATATTCTGCTGAATCTGGCCTATGACGAAGGCGTGGAAGTAGCACAATGGAACGGGCATAAGCATCAACCGATTCCGGATGGAGAGCGATGGGTCTATCTCGTACAATATAACGCCGGGGCAGAAGGTTGGAACTGTATCAAGACAGATACAATTATATTTTACAGTCAGAACTACTCCTACAAAATCATGGAACAGGCGTCTGGGCGTATCGACCGGCTAAACACGCCGTACAAGGATCTCTGGTATTACCACCTGAAGAGCCGGGCAGGGATTGATCTGGCAATTTCGAGGGCGCTGAACTCGAAGAAGGCATTTAACGAAAGGAAATTTTATGGAGAGTAATGATATTCGAGAACTGTTTACCAAGGAAATCGTAGAAAAAGCCAACAAAGAAATGACTGATTACGCAGTTTCTGATGAGTTGGCACTCAAAATGATGCTTCGCGCCACCTATGATGCTGCTTTTCAGAATTTCCTTGGAAATTATGTTATTGGCGCGATTGGGAAAATTATTGAAAAGTTGGAGGCGGAAAACTAATGGCGCTGTTTCATGGAATTTACAAGTGCCGCTTGTGTGGAGAATTATTTGAGTCTATTGCGACTGCTAGTGAAAACACGGCAATTGAATCCGTTTCGGGTGCAGCCTATGATGGCAAATGGTATCCGAAGGGCTGTGGAATTGGTGCGCATGTACGTGACGTTCACCATTGTAAAGATGGAAGCTTGGGGATAGGAGACTTTCAAGGATTCAAAAAGGAGGAAGACAAATGATTAAAGATTCTGGAGATCGCACGGAGTTTGAAACCGGTGCCAAGCGTGATATGCGCGCAGGGAAGGGGCGGATGGATCTTCTGCCTTGGTATGGCATCATGGAAGTCAGCAAGCACTGCGAGGAAGGTGCGCTGAAGTACGGAGAACACAATGTGGATAAGGGTATCCCGCTGCATTCGCTGCTGGACAGTGCTTCTCGGCATCTGGCAAAGTATATGGTCGGTATGGACGATGAGTACCACCTGCGCGCTGCCTGCTGGAACCTGCTCTGGGCATTGAACCAGCGGGAGACGCACCCGGAGTTGGATGATAGATGGAAACCGCAAGAAAAGAAACGTCAAGAGGAGAAAAAAGAAAAGAAATTAGTTACTCTTGTTTGTAGTGTATGCGGCGTCCATTTTGGTGTCACAGAAGACAGATGGGCTGAAATGAAAGTTTGGTCACCCTATAAAGACGGGAATTCATTTACGTATTGTCCGAAATGTAATCATCTTGCAGTTATTCGGGAGGTGAAGTCTGATGAATGACTGGATGCGCGAAGTGGATTATGCGACCTACTGCCCGAAGTGCGTGAACTTCAAGGTGCTGGAGACGGATGAGCCTTGCAACGAGTGCCTGACGGAGTGTGCGCGGGAGGGTACTGTGAAACCTGTGAAGTTCAAGGAGAAGGCGCGAAAATAACAAGCTCCTTTATGAGGTAAACTCATATTTGAAAGGAGATACTTATTATGAAAAAAGCGTGGGAAATTGGTATTAGAACTATTGCTGGTATTGTTGGGGCGTGTGTGTTGATTCGTATTCACAATGCAGAGGTTCGCAAAGTATATTGCGAACGCTATGGAAAAGGATATGATGACGGATATACGCTTGGACTTTATCAAGGAAAGTTGATGGGTGCCAATGACCTGTATATGAATGCTCATAATGGAAGTGAACATTTCAATAATTATATGATTGAAGCTAGGAAAGAATTTGTTGAGACAAATACAAAACTCAATAAATAAGAGAACTGAGTCGTGGAGAAATCTGCGGCTCTTTATTTTTTTATAAAAGGAGTGAAATACATGCGAGGCAGACCACCTAAAGAGATTGTGAGAAATGTAGCAGTTAAAATTCGACTGACCCCAGAAGAAAATGCTCTGCTTGCCAATGTTTGTGAACGTACAGGACAAACAAAATCTGAGGTGATTCGCAACGCCTTGAACGAGTATTCGAGATTGGTCGCCACGAAAGCAATTGATATTAACGCTCAAGTTAATCTCACAAGAAACGATATGGATAATTTGGGCGATATCGCCGAGGCATTGGCGGAATGCGGTTGCTTCGGTGCGTTTGATTTCTTATGCCGGGTTCAGAGCGAAGTGACAAAAATTGTAGAGTATCAGGAGGAGCAAGCGGCAAAATGAGAAACATGTCGAAGAAAACATGGAAACTCCGGGTTTGGAATCACATGACCGAGATGCAGAAGCTGGATATTCTGCTGAAGCACGCTAAGGTTCCGCATAGTTATGGACGTCGCTGGCCAGAGATGGACAGACCGAACTGTCAGGAGTATCTTCCGGGCGGACGACACGATGGCGGCGAGCAAATCATTGCGTATGATGCTGCTGGAAATCGTATCTGGGATGGCATTTGGGGTTGGGGTTCCTATGGCTTTGAGCAAGGGCTTATCGAGGTGATGGGCGCACAGCTACTTGGCCATGATGATGTTGAGGGCTGGCTCACGGCTCGTCAGGTCGCAAAGATGTGGAGGTGTAGAAATGCTGCGCAAAATCGTTGATTTCGTCAAAAAGATATTCTGGACAGAGCCGATGATTTCGACAGTCAACACGCTGAAAGATGCCATGCAGGATCTTGAGGTAGCCCGGAACCACTTTGAAAACTGTGACCCGGAGTTTATCACGGCTGCTATCTTCGAGCTGAACGCTGCGGAGAGCCGTCTGGATGCTGCAAGGAGGTGTGTGGTATGACTTGGGAGAAATTCGGTACATTCCTTGGACATTTGCTGGCGGCGACAGTGACCATCTGTGCGTGGCTGTTGATAATTGTGTTTACGCTGAAACTGATCTGGTTCATTTTGTTCCGGATTCTGCTGTGAGGTACGATATGATTGACTATGAAGAAGTTGTTGAGGCCATATGGAGGTACGATTGTCCTCGAATTGACATTGATGAGGATATTACGACACTTTATGCGGATGGCAAAGCTTATGCACAAGTTATTCGCAGGTCTGACGGGTCACGCGAGGACTTGTATTTTGAGGATTACGAGCTTCAAAAAGATATCCTGATTAAGCCGAACGCTAAGTTGCGTGATGCGGTCGAGCTTTGCATAAATGTTGACATTAGCTACGCAGATGCTCGTGAATGGTGCATGGAGAATGATATTTCACTTAGGCAGTTCGACAGGTGGCTTTATGGTGCGCTGAGAAAGTCTGATAACCCTGTCCGGGTGGAACCGAAAGAACCGTGGCCATATCGAGTGGTGGCGGGCATAAACCGGGTGCTGGAGATTCTGCTTGACTCGATTTTGGAGGATTTTATATGAAGATGTACACATTTTGGTTTGAGTGCACGGACAATGGTGGCGGGCATCAGGCCTTTGAAGTCAGGGCGACCGACAAGCAGGAGGCCATCAAGAAGGGCATGGCGTTTGCAAAGAAGCATGCTTCGGGTGATATCTGTGGGGATTGGACTTGCAGATTGATACAGGAGGATCTTTTATGAGATGTTGTCCTATGTGCTATTGTAAAGCATATTTGAAAAATACAGGCGCGATGACCTGCGGTACGACTATGAAACTCCAATATGAGATTTCCTGTTCTAATTGTGGACTCGGTCCAGCTAAAACAGGTGCAGTCTTAATGACATATAATGAGCACAACATGCAGGGTGTAATTGATGATTCAGATCTGAAGCAGCTTATTAAAGACTGGGATTCTATTTTGCGAGATCCCGAAAGAGAAAGGATTGCTAACATATGAAAATCATTGAACCTAAGTACGAAATCCTCACTGATATTTCTGAAGGCGGTATCAAAGAGCTCCAGCAGATTGAGCGGGTGGCGCGGGTCTGCTACAAGAGCGAAGACAAGATCACGCCGGACGGTGAGTCGGCAAAGAAGCTGGTGGGCTTTCTGGTGAAACAGGGGCATGAGGCTATGCTGGAGCATTCTCAGCTATCCGTGCTGTTCACCTGTGACCGGGCCATTGCCAATGAGCTGGTGCGGCACCGCATTGCAAGCTTTGCGCAGGAGAGCACCCGGTACTGCAACTACTCGAAGGAGAAGTTTGAGGGCAGCATTACCGTTGTGGAGCCGTTTTATATCGATAAAGAGCAGAATCGCCTGTTCTATCGTAAATGGGTAGAATCCTGCGAATTGGCAGAAAAAACTTATTTTTTGATGCTTATGAACGGCTATCGTCCCGAACAGGCCCGTTGTGTGCTGCCGCTGTGCCTGAAGACCGAGATCGTGGTGACGGCCAACTACCGTGAGTGGCGCAACATCTTCAAGCTGCGTACTCCTGTGGCGGCCCATCCTCAGATGAGAGAGCTAATGTGCCCGCTGTTGAAGGAGCTTCGGAGCAAGATCCCGGTGGTGTTCGATGATATTTACACGCAAGGAGGTGCAGTGAAGTGATGCGAATTGTGCTGCTCGTAAGCATTATTTTACAAGCTATCGCAATTGGAACGTCTTTTGCTGAGAAAATCGGCAAAGAAAAACAGAGAATCATCAGATATACAGGATGGTTCTTGCTTTTGATTTACATGATATTTGGTTGAGGTGATTAACTATGAAAAATCGTATTATTTGCGTCGTTGCATGTATGATGATGCTCGTTGGCTGCATCGGGTTATGCAGTTGTGGAAACTATAGGGTGTTCGATACAACCTTTACCTATTCCTGGGCACAGATTAAGTTGCCCGATGGAACTATTGTTCAAGGCAGAGTGGACAACTGGACTGACTACGAAGGTGATCAGCTGCAAATCACGATTGACGGTACCACATATCTGGTTCATGCCGCAAATGCTATTATGAAAACCTGAGTGAGAAAGGATGTGGTGGCAAGAAATGCAGCAGAAAACGTATGATTTTCTCATCCAGATGAGGGCTCCTGTGCTTACCTTTGGCGGAGAATTGCTGGGCGAGGCAATTGAACTGGTTATTCACGACCTGGAGGTTCATCAGTTCATCTCGTTGGCGGATATTGAGTGCGATCTGGCAGATAAGTTCAGCTGTAGCCCAGGTTCTGCGGATCGGAGACTTCGTAGGGCAATGGATATGATGGAGTTTCGGGCAGGAGAGTATCCGAATTCGGAATTGGAGAAACTGCGCGTTGAGTATCGTGTGAATACATGGTCAGTTAAGAAATTCCTCTACGCAGCGGCAAGGAGGCTGATGAGTTATGAATAATAAGGATCGAGCGATATGCCTGATTTGGTGTACGCTGATGCTGTGTCTGAGTATCTGGTTGTGCGGATGCTCAAAACGGGCTGAGAGCAAGAGCACCACGAGCGACGAGCAGAAGTATCACATCACAATTTACTATCCGAACACTAGGGATGTGTACGTAGAAGGCGATGGTGATGTGTTCTGGATGAGCTCAACCGATTATAGGATTAAAGTCCAAATCAATGACAAACGATACAGTGCGAGTTGGAACAATGTCATTATTGAGTGGAATGTGAAATAATGAAAAGGTTTAATATGATTATTTGGGAATTGCCGCCGTAAATCTTGACGATGGTGAGTCTCCATGATATTCTTATACCAAGATGAGGAGGTGCTTTTATGGCACGGACGGTAAAATGCCCCAGCTGCGGTGCTGAACTAACGGTGAAAGATGACAACCGGGATTTTATGTTTTGCGAGTTTTGCGGGACGAAGGTTAGGTTGGATGACTATCAGGAGACGCACCGGTATGTAAATGAAGCGGAAGTCCAGAGAGTGAAGGCTGAGAAAGAGCTGGAGCTCAAGAAGATGGAGATGGAAGAAAAGAAGCGAAAAGAGGATATTAAAGAAGAGAACAAAGGGCTTATAATTGGTGCGGTTGGTTTTGCAGTATTCATGATTATATGCCTTCTTGGTTCGAAAGGATTCTTTTGATTGCTCTGTCTACCCATTTTAATTTGCCGCTTTTTGTGAATTTTTGTGATAAAGCATCAAAATTTGTCATTTTCGTGGCCAAAAACCCAGTTCGTGGCCAAAAAATTAGAAAAAACGGCCACAAAAAATAACGATTATTCGTTAAAATTATGCAGTTTGGCCAAAAGCCCACTTTCTTCTTTTAGTTAATAAAAAAATGAAAAATTATATATAGTAATTGACACTGAAAAACGGGTTTTTGGCCAGCGCTATTTTGGGACTTGAAAAAACTTGCCCATAGATGTATCATAGAACCACAGTGTACGAACGTAATGCTTCTGATTCTACGAGGTAAAGAGCATGGACTACATGGACGAGTTGGCTGAAAACTGGCGGGTACACGACTGTTCTTACGAGGGACGCGATGTTCTTCCAAATGGCGATGAGGTTTGGGTTTACAGCACCTTGGAATTGGGTCTACCAGTTCTGTGGGTGAAACATCCGGATGGCGCATTTGAATACCGTGTGATTCATACTCCGGGCTATGATCAACCCACAGGCGAACATTGGTGCTGGGATTGTCATTGTCGAATGGAACAGCACGGTGAGCTTTGGGTATGCCCAGAATGCGAGAGCGAAATCGAGGAGAGAGACATAGATATCGCATCTTCCCCAACAGAAGAAGCAAGCTATGCCGATGACTTTGAGCCTGAACCTGAATGGTTAGATGGTCGCTATGAAAACCTACATGTTCCGCATAATGAATATGATTTCGATGGGTTCTAAGCGGTAATACTGTTAATTGTAAAAGTCTCTGCGCTAATAACGCAGGGGCTTTTTTCTTTGTCCATTTTTTCACAAAAATTCACGCTTTCTCACAAAAACCCCCGCGATAAAAACATCCTCTTTTATGGGGGGAGTAGAATGCGTCTTACGCACTATTCCTTTCATTTTGGAGGTTGTACTATGCTCGAAAACAAATTTAAGACAGGATTGGTAAAGGAACTGAAAGAACGCTTTCCTGGCTGCATGGTTATTCATCTTGATCCAAACGAGATTCAGGGTATCCCGGATCTCTTGGTTTTGCATGAGGACACATGGGCAGCATTGGAAGGTAAAAAGTCAGCAAAAGCATCTCATCGCCCGAACCAGGACTATTATGTTCAGCATATGAGCGAGATGAGCTTTGCGGCCTTTATCTATCCCGAAAACAAGGAGGAGATACTCAATGCAATGGAACGATCATTCGAGGCTCACAGGGCAGCACGCGTTTCTGGGAGCTAGTAAGTATCATTGGCTCAACTACGACGCACAGCGTTTGGCCGATGCGTACTTGAGCTTTCAAGCAAAAGAAAAAGGCACGAGGCTTCACGCATTTGCAGCAGAGTGCATTACGCTCCGACAGAAGTTGCCTAAAAGCAAAAAGACGCTCAATGCCTATGTCAATGACGCAATTGGCTTTCGCATGATTCCTGAGATGGTTCTCTATTACAGTGAGAACTGCTTTGGAACTGCGGATGCGATTTCGTTCAACGACGATTTTCTCCGCATCCATGATCTTAAAACCGGAGCTGTTCCTGCGCATATGGAACAGCTCTTTATTTATGCTGCTCTGTTCTGCATGGAATACGGGATTCGACCGAAAGATATTCAGTTCGAGGCTCGTATCTACCAGAATGACGATGTTTGGATCGAAAATCCTACGTATGAGGATATTGACCCCATCATCGAGAAGATTCGCGAGTTTGATAAGGTAATTGCAGAATTGAAGTTAGGAGCAGTAGCATGAACCAGATCGAGAAAGATGTCCGCGCCTATTTTGGCATTCCTTTCAACGAAAGCGTTTTGGAGCACTATGGCACCAAACGTCATTCTGGTCGCTATCCGTGGGGTTCTGGTGATAATCCTTATCAGCATTCTGGCGATTTTCTGTCTCGTATTGAGACACTGAAGAAAAAAGGGCTGTCCGAAAAGGACATCATCAATGCCATAAACGACACACTCCCCAAGGAGTATCAGCTGAGCCCTACTGAGTTTCGGGTTGCGAGAAGTAAAGCAATCAGTTTGCGGAAGCAGTCTGAATACGAGCAGATCAAGGACCTGAAAGACAACAAAGGGCTCGGTTGGACGGAGATTGCGAACCAACTCGGTATGAGTGAATCGAGCGTTCGGTCAAAATATGCCGGAAATATCGACCAAAAAGCCAAACGTGCTGAAAATATTGCCAATGCCTTGAAAAAAGAAGTAGATAAAAAAGGTATGGTTGATATTTCCGAAGGTGCCAATCAGGTACTTGGCGTGACAGAAACCGAACTTTCTAATGCTGCTTACACCTTGGAGGCAGAATACGGATACAAGCGCTATGGCGTTGGTATCCGGCAGCCGACCAATATTCGCCAGCAAACGAATATCACGGTGCTGGCCAAGCCAGAGTTTGACCAAAAGTACGCTTATCAGCATCAGGACCAGATCGACTCTTTGGGTGATTATCATTCTGATGATGGTGGGGACACTTTTACGAAGCTGCAGCGCCCGTCCAGTCTAGACTCAAGCCGCGTTGCTATTCGTTATGGTGACGAGGGCGGTCTGGACAAAGACGGCGTAATGGAAATTCGTCGTGGCGTTCCTGATCTGGATCTCGGCAAAAGCCACTATGCGCAGGTTCGTATTTTGGTGGATGGAGACCATTATCTGAAAGGCATGGCAGTCTATTCGGATGATCTCCCTGATGGTATTGATGTCATGTTCAACACCAACAAACCGTCCGGTACACCCAAGATGAAAGTCTTGAAGGAAGCGAAAGCTGACCCGGATAACCCGTTTGGTGCAGCCATCAAAGCTAACGGACAGAGTATGTACATTGGCGCTGATGGCAAAGAACATCTGTCGCCCATCAATAAACTGAAAGAAGAAGGGGATTGGGATACTATGTCCCGAAACGTTTCCTCTCAGTTTTTATCCAAGCAGCCCAAAAAGCTGATTGAGAATCAGCTGAAGTTTACGGTTGCGGATTATCAAGCGCAGTATGATGAAATCATGCACTATGATAACCCGACGGTCAAGAAGAAGCTGCTGAACGACTTTGCGGATACCTGCGAAGGTACGTCGATGACTCTGAAAGCATCGGCATTCCCCGGACAATCGACCAAAGTTATCCTGCCGATCAATAAGATCAAGGAGAACGAAGCCTACTGCCCGACTTATGAGAACGGCACTCAGCTTGCATTGATTCGTTATCCTCATGCAGGCACTTTTGAAATTCCTATTGTTACGGTAAACAATAAGAATCTGCATGGTAAGCGTAATCTTGGGCAGATCCAGGATGCAATCGGCATCAACGCAAAGGTTGCAGAGCGCCTGTCTGGTGCCGACTTCGACGGTGATACCGTCATGACCATCCCTATCAGCGATAAGGTGCCCATCAAATCTACGCGGCCGCTAAAAGCACTTGAGGGGTTTGATCCTAAGACTGCTTATGCTGTACCCGAAGGCAATCCCAATCATGTGCGTATCATGAAGAAGGAAGAGAAGCAGCGTGAGATGGGCGTGATCTCCAACCTCATCACTGATATGACTTTGCGTGGCGCATCAGAAGATGAATTGGCTCGTGCAGTCAAGCATTCGATGGTTGTTATTGATGCCGAGAAGCACAAGCTGGACTACAAGCGCTCTGAAAAAGAGAATGGAATCCAGGAGCTGAAAGAGAAGTGGCAGATTCGTGTTGACGAGGACGGCAACACTAAGTATGGTGGCGCATCCACCCTGCTATCCCGCCGTAAGCAGACGGTTCGTGTTCCTGAGCGTCGTGGCAGCATCCGTGTTGATAAGGATACAGGCGAGTTTATCTACAAAGAGAGCGGACGTACTTTTACCGATCCCAAGACGGGCAAGGAACGTATCGCTGAGGATACGGTAAGCCTTATCTCTGAGACGAAGGACGCCCGCACTCTGTCGTCTGGCACGATCCAGGAGAACCTGTACGCAGACTTTTCCAATAAGCTCAAAGCCATGGCTAACCAGGCTCGCAAAGAGGCTGCTAACATGAAGGGCTTGGAGTATAGTCCATCCGCCGCCAAAGCATACGCTCCTGAGGTTGCGTCTTTGAAGGAAAAGTATAACAGAATGATCGCCAATAAGCCCAAAGAGCGTAAGGCAATGCTGATTGCAAATTCCAATATCAAAGCGAAGATCCAGGAACAGGGCCTCGACCCTAAAAGCACGGAAGACAAGAAAGAAATCAAGAAGATTTCGTCTGTTGAAATGCAACGTGCACGTGACTCTGTCGGTGCAAGCGGCCGTAAGTCCAAGGTGACCTTCACGGATAAGGAGTGGGAAGCTGTTCAGGCTGGCGCAATTTCGGACAACATGTTGACGAAGTTTCTCGATTCTTCGGATTCTGACGAAATCGTAAAGCGCGCAATGCCGAAAACGACATCTGTTATGTCTTCTGCTAAGATGAGCAAAGCAAAAGCGATGCTCCGCAGCGGATACACGTACAAAGAAATCGCGCAGGCTTGCGGTGTGCCAGAATCCACAGTTTATAGTGCGCTCAACAAATAAAAACATTTCAGAAAGGCTTTGAATTATGGTTCGATGCTTTTTGACTACGATCGACAACCCGTACAATCCGTATGACCAGTTCGATCAGTGGTATCGGTACGATACGGATCATGGTTATAACTCTTCTGGTCTGCTTATGCGGCTGGCAGAGACGTCCTCTCAATTCACAGACAATGAAAATGCCTATGAAATTGAGCGCGCAATTGACAAAATCGTTGCGAATGATCCGTTAAACATCTATAAAAAGCTCAAGCTCACCCTCGAAGACGAGGACACCATCAAAGAAAGCGCATAAAGGCATAGGGAGGGGGTCTCAAAAATGACACCCCCTCTCAAATCGCGCCGGTCTTTGATATTTCCCCGGAGGGAAAATTGATATTTGGGCTTTAAGAACAAGAAAAAACACCAGAATCCTCGCCGTGCATTGAGAATACTGGTGTTTTTATATTTTACTGCTTTTGTTCCGTGTCCATAGAAGCAGTCGCAAGCTGCTCTAAAGACATTGTAATGTTTCGGAGACAATCTTCACGAGTTACTGAAATATTTTTGACGACTGTATAATCGCTTTTCAAGGTTATAACTTTTTCTAAAGTATCGTTCATTCTGTATCACCACCTTTCAAACAGAATAAACGAGTCTGTTAAGATGTTAAACCTCCAGAACAAGTATACAGATAAGTATATGCCAAGTCAAGCGGGAACAAAAGAAAGACAATCGCCGAGGCTGTGGGGAGTAGACTACGGCTTCGGCGGTTTTTGCAAGGGCTCATGGGAGGAAGATCGTTCCTCCTTTTGGGTTTCATGATGTTAAGCCTCCAAAATTAACATTGTTCATGATCGAGTTTGTCCATTTTACCTTTGCGACGGAAGGCATTTGTTTTCATTTTCTCCTTTCAAATGATGAGCCTCGCTGCTACTCCTGACACCTCCCATGAACCCTTGCAAAAGCGTAAACCTTATTATATATGTGCGAAAAGAGGATTGCGGATGAAACCGAAGAAAAACGCGCCCGGAGAAACGGCTGCGGCTTCGGCCCGGCCAGCATCATCTCCGGAAGCACAGGAAAATTACATGATCAACCTTGCGATGAAGCTGGTGGAGAAGCGGCTGCGCGAGGGTACGGCATCCAGCGCCGAGACGACTCATTTTCTGAAGCTGGCGACGACGAAAGCGGACCTTGAAAAGAAGAAGCTCGAAGAGGAAAACAAGCTGCTGCGGGCGAAAACAGAGACGTTGCAGAATGCAAAGAACTCGGAAGAGCTGTATGCAAATGCCATTCAGGCGATGCGGAAGTACAACGGCCTTGGCGAGGATGACGAGTATGTGGACAACTGAGTTTCTTACGCAGGCCGGAGCTTTTGCGGTGGTTGGGGTACTCGTTATTCTGGCCATGCTGGTCAGTGACAGGGATAACAGCACCCGTTTTTTCTGGCAGGTGATCTTTCCGGTTTGTATTGGGTGCTGCGTCGTGGCGAGCATCTGGCTGGCTGAGGTGACGAGATGAATGTAATCACGATACGAGTAAACGATCTGATCATGGTGATGGAGTTCTTGTGCTGTATTCTAACGGCGGTGAACGCATTTACCGATGATACAAGTCCAGCGGACAACATCGGGCATTGGATCGCCAAACTCTGTGAGATGGTCATGCTTATCGTGCTGATCCTTATGACGGCAGGTTTGGGGAGCTGAGATGAAGAGTTACACGGAACTATGCCAGTTGGCGACATTTGAAGAGCGGCTGAAGTATCTGGAGCTGCACGGAGAAGTTGGGAAAGACACATTCGGGTTTGACCGGTGGCTGAACCAGGCGTTTTATCAATCGAAGGAGTGGCGGCAGTTCCGGGACCGGATCATCGTGAGGGACAACGGCTGCGACCTGGGATGCGAAGACCACCCGATCACGGACTGGGTGCTCCAGGGCGGAAAAGCGATCCGGCCGAAGATCTCGATTCATCATCTGAACCCCATTACAAAAGAAGATGTCCTCCAGCACAGCAAAAACCTGCTGGACCCGGAGAACGCCATTTGTGTTTCGGCGGCGACGCATAAAGCCATCCATTACGGGACGGGTCAAAATGCAAAACTGCCAGACGGAGAACGAAGACCAGGCGACACCTGCCCATGGAGGAAAGAACATGTACCAGAGACGAGCGTTTGAACCGAAGGAAACGAAAACCAGCAATGATATCCGCGCGAAGCTGGAGGAAGCAGAGCAGATGCTTTGTAAGATCGGCCCTTGCAGGGAACGAAGTCTGGCACTGACGAAACTGGATGAAGTGATGCTATGGGCGAACGTGGCAATTGCTCAGGCCGGTGTGGAAGATTACATGCAATAAGGGAGAAAACAAAATGAACAACGAAGCAATGATGAACCGCGCAAAGCAGCTGGTAGCAGACTACTTCAATGCCCATGCGGACGTGACCGACGGCAAGAAACTGACGCTGGAGGATGTGTATATCGTGTGGTTCTGCAAGACGTTACAGAACTGGAAGGCACTGGCGAGCACCACCGTATCGGACGGGATGTATTACGAGATCACCCACAACGGCGACAAGGGTGAGACCTATGTGGACGTCTACAAGAAGTGGGATAACAAGTGCGTCCCGGACTAAAAGCATAAAGCGCAAAAAGGAGAACAGATGGAAAGTATACTGACCTCGGTGAAGAAGCTCCTTGGGATGACCGAGGAGTATGCTGTGTTCGACACCGACCTGATCATGCACATCAACAGTGTGTTCATGATCCTGAACCAGATGGGCGTCGGGCCGAAGGATGCGTTCTGCATTACGGACGCGACGGCGACGTGGAGCGATTTTGCGGGGGAACGGGCCGACCTTGCAGCAGTCAAGAGTTATGTAGCGCTGAAGGTGCGGCTGCTGTTTGACCCGCCGCAGAGCTCGGTAACAATGGACGCCATCAAGAACCAGATCAGCGAGCTGGAATGGCGGCTTTATGTTGCATGCGACAAGGAGGCAGAGGAATGAGACGGCTTTTATTCTCGGTGAGCGGGCAGAGCCTGCGCAAAGAAGGAAGCTTTGCCGGTGTGATCGCCGGAACGAAGGGATATTTGCTCTGCCACTTTGGCATGGCGGAACAGGACTGGCTGGGCGCCAAGAAGATCGCGCTGTTCAATGACCAGTACCCGGCGGCAGTGAACGATGCCGGTGAGTGCATGGTGCCGGACGAAGTGACGGACGGCAAGAGCATCAAGGTGGCGCTGATCGGCCAGAACGGAGTGACCCGCATCAAGACAAACCCGGTATTGATCGAGCAGGTGAGAGCATGACGACGGTAGACGAACTTTTTGCAGCAATGGACGCCCCAAAGGTTGACCGGGTGATCCTGACCATTGATGAGAATCTGCGCATCATCGACATCCCGAACCTTGCCGTCGTGATCGGTGCAGAGGGCGACAAGGATGTGAACCGGCTCTACTTCAAAATGGATCGGCTTTACCGCGGGACGGACCTGGCGGCGTTTACGCCCCGCATCAACTACATCAATGCCGCGGGTAAGAACTATTACTACGATGCCACCGACCTGACCGTTGAGGGCGACAGCCTGACGTTTTCCTGGCTGATCCGCGCGCAGGCGGCCGAGGTGAGCGGCACGGTGGAGTTCAGCGTGTGTATGCGGCAGTATGCTGAGAAGGAGCTTGTGGCGGAATTCAACACCACGACGTCTTCGATGAAGTGCCTGAAGAGCATCCACAAGGAAGATGCGGAAAACGATTCGGTCTATTCCGGAACATTTGCGGTGCTGGACGAGGCGATCTTCGACGAGGCGCTGCTTGGATAAAGACGATGAGAGGTGCAAAACATGGACTATCAGAAACACAATTTCAGGTCAGGGCAGCGCCTTTATGCTTCCCAGCTCAATGGCATGGACGACGCCATCCTTGAGCTTGCAGAAGAGATGAAGAATGCCGGTGGTCTTTCGATTGGCACGGTGACCACCGGTGCACAGGCCGCAGCAAGTATTCAGGATGGTAAACTGAACCTTGTGTTTCCCGTGACGAACATGGGCGGCGGAAGCGGCATCTCGGATGCAGCAAAGCGTTACATTCTGGCCCTGTTTGAGAATGCCGCCTACAAAAACGGCACGATGCAGGCGACCTACAATGCTCTGAAAGCAGAATGGGGGATGGGGTCCGGAACTACCGTCACGCCCAGCCAGCCGGGAACACCGGATACCCCCAGCGATACGCTGCCGACTCCGCTCTATAAGCTGGCCGCGCAGAAGACCTTTGTACAATCCAAGAAAGAGTTCATTGACACTGGGCTGAAGCTGTTCGAAACCGTGAACGATGCCATGGAGCTGACATTGCTTGCGACGTTCTCGGTCGCGGCGGGTACATACACCGGCAGCTCTCCGGCTGTGCTGTTCGACTGCTTCAATGGTGGTGGCAACGATCAGCGCGGTGTCCTGGGTTGCACCTGGGACAAAGGCAATTTCGGTGTCAACGTCTATCATTCTTCCGGCGTATCGAATACTCTGGTGGACAACACCAAGCTGCAGCTGGCCATTCAGATCAAGGGCGGCACATACCGCATGACCCAGAACGGAACATTTGGGGCCTGGAACAGCATCTCGAATTACGGGACCGGCAAGACAGTCTCCAAGAGCCTGCTCATCGGCGCTTCGTGGACCGACGCCAACGACGTCGAAGTCGCTGGCAAGTCCCGTTTCTTTGTCGGTACGGTGTACGACTTCCAGGTATATAACAAGGCGCTGAC